CCACCACGACTACAGGTGGTACGGGTGGTGCAATAGGAATAACAGCAGGTGCAGGTGGGTTGGCTGCTACTGGTGGTGCACTGACAATGGCAGCAGGTCAAGGCGGAGCCACCGGTAACGGTGGCGCCCTATCATTGTCTTCCGGTGCAGGTGGAGCAACATCAGGTAACGGTGGTAGTAGTACAATCTCTGCAGGAAATGCAACAACCAGTGGTACTGGTGGTATTATGACCTTGCAGGCTGGAAATGCCGCAGGCTCAGCTACAGCAGGAGGTACCCTGTTTGCATTCAGCGGAGCAGGATCAGGCAGTGGTTCGGGTGGAACTATCTTTGTAACTGCAGGTATTGGTGGGAATACGGGAGCAGGTGGTGCATTAAGCCTTAACGGCGGTGACGGTGGTTCTACATCGGGCGCCAGTGGTCCGGTAAACATCACGTCAGGGACACCCACTAATGGCCAGTCAGGTGACGTAACTATTACAGTAGCTCCAGCTGCAGGTGCAAATCGGGCTGGTGTTCTAAGCCTTATAGGTGGGTCAAGCCGTACTACTCAGTCTGGGGACAGCGGTGGCGTTGTAATTCTTGGTGGAGCAGCAGGTGCTGCCGCTTCTGTAGCAGGTGGTACAATTCGTATTGTAGCAGGTGCGGGTTCCACTACAACTACAGGTGGGGTCGGAGGCACTTTAGCTCTGTTTGCGGGTGCGGGTGGATTGGCAGCAGCGGGTGGTAATGTCAACATTACCTCAGGTGCAGGTGGTGCTACAGGAACTGGTGGTAATGTCAATATAACTAGTGGGGCAGGTGGTTCTACTAGCGGTAATGCAGGAAATGTTACAATAGCTGGAGGACTAGCCACTGGCGGCACTGGAGGTAATACCACAGTGTCTGGTGGTAGTGCTCTGTCTGGAAACGGTGGTTCTCTGACCCTTAGTGGTGGTCTTTCTGTCTCTGGCGGGGTAGGTAGCTCTGTCATAATTACTACTGCGGCAACTAGCAGTGCTACTACTCGCCTTGAGATATTGAACAATGGCGCATGGTCGGTTGGCACCGGTGGTGCCGCCACTGGAACTAGCGGTCAGGTGCTTGCCTCTACAGGTGCTACTACACCACCGGCTTGGACATCGACGCCTACCCTCACTGGTACAAACTTTAGTGGAGTGCCGCTAAACGCCATTTCGGCAGCGGCAGCTTCCGGTACGAGCATCAACAACAATAACAATACCGTTACCTGGAATTGGGCTCAAACCAACGGTACTCAGACTGGTTTCAACATCACTGAGAATTCAGCCTCAACTGGCGGCGCCGGTTCTCAAGTGCTGATGCGAATTGGCACATTGGCATCATCTACCGCCAATCCTCTACAAGTTCAAACCCGCGGCGTTGATACCATTAGTATAACAAGAACCGGCGGTATAACAATTCAAGCATTGAATGGAACTACAGGCGGTGGCTTTACAGGAAGCAGCATCGCTGTCACGGCAGGTGCTGGCGCAGCCACAAGTAATGGCGGCCAAATATTAATATCTTCAGGTGCCGGCGGCGCAACTTCCGGCAATGGTGGTAATGCGTCATTTCAAGGTGGTGCCGCTGGTGCAGTAGGTACTGGAGGTCTTTTACTTCTTAGTGGTGGTTTGGGTGGCGGTACTTCCGGCAATGGTGGTAATGCGTCACTTCAAGGTGGCGCTGGACTTGGATCCGGTGCTGGTGGAACTGTTACTGTTGCGGGTGGCAACGGAGCTGGAAGTAATGCCGGTGGTTCAGTATCCATTACATCCGGATCAACAGGCGCCGGTGGTCAATCAGGTAATATCAACATTACTGTTGGTGTAAGCGGGGACTCTGCAGTTGCTGGCATTTTAACATTAACTGGCGGTTTATCTCGGGCGGCCCAATCGGGTAACTCGGGCGGGGTGGTTATTGCCGGTGGGGCAACAGCAGCATTGCCTTCGATAGCTGGCGGGCCTATTGTTCTTACTGGTGGTGCAGGTTCCACCACGACTACAGGTGGTGCAGGTGGTGTCATAACCATCCAAGGTGGCACTGGCGGATTGGCTGCCGCTGGCGGCAACGTGACGTTGCAAGGTGGCACAGGCGGTGCAACTGGCAACGGCGGTACCGCCACAGTTGCAGCAGGTACACGTCCTGGCACAGGTGCAGGTTCTGCGGTAAACATCAACGCATCTTCCGGTGTGACAACTGGTGCGGGCGGTGCTGTCAACATCAACGCAGGCAATGGTGCGTCTGCAGTTGGTGGCAACATTGTCCTAAACGTTGGTTCTGGTTCGACAGTTGGCATGGTAAACGTACCTACTGGCGATCTGGTGATGGGTACCACTGCACTTTCTACATCAGCAACTTCGGGATTCATGTATCTAAGCACATCAGCTGGTATTCCTACTGGTGTTCCGGTTGGTAGAACTGGTGCAGCACCAATTCATATTGATGGCACAAACAACAACCTCTACATCTATACCAATAGCGCGTGGAGACAGATGAACGGCGGCGGTGGTGGTTCATCAGCTTTGAGCTCGATCACTGCTGCAACAACCACAGCGAGTATCAACAGTGGTAACAACTATGTAGCCTGGAATTGGCAACAAACCAATGCTACACAGACTGCATTCACTATTAGCGAAAACTCTGCGTCTACAGGAGGTAGCGGTTCGCAGGTCTTGATGAAAGTCGGAACCTTGGCAGCGTCTACTGCTGATCCGTTGCAGGTTCAAACTCGTGGTGTTGACTCCCTTCGTCTATCTAGAACAGGCGACATAACACTCACTGCTCTTAACGGTACAGTAGGCAGCGGCACAACTGGATCCCAAGTCACTATTAATGGTGGTGAAGGAGCGTCTACTAGTAGCGGTGGTTATGTAACCGTACAGGCAGGTGCAGGTGGATCTACTACCGGTGGTGGTGGTTACCTTGTTCTTACAGGAGGCGCTGCCAATACAGGACAAGGTGGCAATACATACCTCCAAGGAGGTACATCAACTGTAAACGGATACGGTGGTTACGTATTCATTTTTGGTGGAGATGCTACTGGTTTAAACCAACAAGGTGGTAATGTAACCATCACTGGGGGTTTAAGCGGGGACTCTGGATCTACCGCTGTTGGTGGTTCAGTTCTTATCGAAAGTGGTGGACCTGGTCATGATGGAGCAAATGCAGGAAATATTAGCCTGCACGCAAGTGATGGTGGCCCTGTTTCTGGTCTTGCTGGCTACGTTAAGATTCTTGCTGGAACAAGTGAAGGTACCCGCACTGGTTTATACAATAGCCCTGGTTCTATCGAGATCACAGCAGGAACGGCTAATGGAATCGGTGATACTGGTGGTCCGCTTCTTATGGCAGCAGGGGTTGGAGACACCGGTGGTGAAGCTTACCTTGAGGGAGGATATGGATCTACAGGTGGTGGATTATTCCTAATAGGGGGTGGAGGCTCTGATGTTGTTTCTGGTGCAGTCACACTTGCTTCTGGTCCGGCCACAAGCACAGCAATCAGTGGAGATGTCAACATAACGGTTGCGACACCTTCCGGCACAACTCGTGCAGGAACAATGACGCTTCAAGGTGGAACATCTAATGCTGCTCAGTCTGGCAACAGTGGTGGTGTTGTCATCAATGGAGGTAATGCTGGAGCAGTTGCTTCGGTTGCTGGCGGCCCAATTGTGCTGACTGCGGGTGCAGGTTCTGCCACGACTACAGGTGGTGTTGGGGGTGCGTTAACATTGACAGCCGGTGCAGGTGGATTGGCAGCCGCTGGTGGTGCAGTTACTATTCAAGGCGGTGCCGGTGGCGCAACTGGTAGCGGAGGTAACACTAATATCACTTCTGGTGCTGGTGGTAGCACCTCAGGCACAGGCGGAACTACAACGGTATCTGGTGGTAATTCTGGTGTAAGCACGGCCAACGGCGGAAACCTTATTCTAAATGGTGGCCTTGGTGGGGCTTCAGGAGCAGGCGGAAAGATCACCTTGCAAACAGGCCCAACTTCAAGTCTAGTAACTCGATTTGAGATATTAAACAACGGAGCATGGTCTGTCGGTTCAGCAGGAACCAATACAGGTACAGCAGGACAAGTTCTTACATCTAACGGATCCGGATCTGCACCAACTTGGCAAGCAGGCGGCGGTGGCGGCGGTGGAACTCGTGTGATGGTTGCTCTAGACTTCGGATCTACAGGTAAGAATAGCGGAAGCTTTAGTATTTCAGATGGATCGGTAACAACTGCCTCCTTAATACAAATGGTTGCTTCTCCTGCAACTTCCGGTGGTGCTCTTGGTGGTGATGAACTGGAAATGGATGGTTTCTCTTGTGCTGCATATTGCACTGTTAACGGAACAATTACCGCCTATATAACAGCAATGAATGGAGCAATTGTTAAAGGTATAAGAAATTTTGTCTACACTTATTAATTAATAAATAGTGTATCTAAAAAGGAATTTTAATGGCAATTATTAAATCAGATGCAACAGCTGATACAATGACAGTTGATCCAACCAGTAAGGCTCAACGAGAAACTTATTATGGCGTTTCTTCTACATCTCCGTCTGTGGCCGAAGCCGATGTACAACCTACCACTGTTACTGCGACAGTGATATCGGGCAAGAATGAAGATGTTGCAACTCTATTTAGGACTGATAGACTTGGTAGTGAGGCAACCTCGTTATTTACTATGTTGATCAACGATTCATTTGAAGGTGCTGTAATACATACATTGAGGTGGACAGCAGCAGCGGCCACCATGGCCGCTGCTCAAAGCACCCAAAATGGATTAATTATCAACAGTACCAACGTAGTAGCAGCAACAAACGGATATCTTCTTTACTCATCTAGAAAGTTTATAAAGAGTCAACGGGCCCCACTCCAGGCAAGAATACGTGCTAGATTATGGCATTTTAATAATGCTGTCATGGAGTTTGGATTTGGGGATTCGACTACAGCCGCAGTCTCTCAAACTACAGGAGCATATTGGCAAAAAACTCCTACTGGAGCATTGCAACCTGTGGTAACATATAACGGAATTGATATTACCGGTGACAATGTAGAATATTTAACCAACTCATTTAGTTATTATTCGTTTGGAATACTGTTAGATGATAATAGTGCAACTTTTGTGATACAGAATACGAATACTGGTTCCATTATTAATAAACAGACTATTAATCTTCCAGTTTCAGCACAAAAAATATTTAGTACGACACAGATTGGTGTTTATTTACGAAATTATATAGTGACAGCAACTCAGGCAGCGCCTATATTGTATGTATCAGATTTAGTTGCATTAATGTTAGATATTAATTCGTATAAACCATGGTCTGATACATCTTCCACTAATTCTCGAAGTTCTTATGAACACCCTTTTAGTGGAGTACAGACGTGTACATGGGCAAATTCAGCTGCGCCGGCAAGCACAACACTGGCCAATGCCGGTCCTGGTGCAACTTCATTAGGTGGCTTATTTCAGTTTGCTGCGGTTGCCGGCGCCCTCACTGATTTTGTACTATTTGGGTATGCACCTATAGTGCCTAGTACACTTGTTATCACAGGTATAAGTATTGATGTGTGGAATACAGGCGCTGCCAGTTCTGCCACCGTGCCAACTGTTATGAATTGGGCACTTGGATTTGGATCAACCGCAGTTTCGTTAGCTACAGCGACAACTACAAGAATTCCGATTGGTATGAATGTGCTGCCTATTAATGCGGCCATTGGTGCAAAAGCTGAAAGTATATATCACCAATTTAGGACACCAATAACAATCGGGCAAGGCCTAACAGCGGGCAGATTTGTGCAAGTTATATTAAGAGTTACAGTAGGTGCTGCCACAGCATCACAAATTATAGCCGGTATGGTAGGTTTTGAAGGCTATTTTGAATAAATAATCAAAAGGAAAACACATGGCAATTATTCAATCAGGCGCTAGCGCCGACAATCTAACAGTAGATCCAACAAGTAAAGCGGCACGCAGCACCTTGTACGACACCTCTGGAAATCCGGCAGTTGTTACAGCTAATGCACAACCTACTACTGTTTCTGCTGTAGTCACAGCCGGTCTAAACGATCGATCAATTGTACCTTTTAGAACTGATCGACTAGGAAGTCAGGCCACAACACTATTTACGCAGATGTTGCAAGACTCGTTTGAAGGTACCACAATACATCCGCTACGGTGGACAATAACAAACACAACAATGGCAGCAACACAGGCCACTGTTGCCGGTTTAACAATTAATTCAGGCTCAATAACCACAATTAATACAGGGTATATGATTCAGTCTTCGAAGAAATTTATAAAATCTCAAAGAGTGCCTATGCAAATGAGAGCAAGGGCTAGATTAATAGGTTTTAATAATTCTGTCATGGAGCTTGGATTTGGTGATGCACCAACATTTAGCGGTGCAAACACCGCTGGTGCATATTGGCAAATGACTTCTACAGGTGTGTTACAACCTGTAATTACATATAATTCAGCAGACATTACCGGCACTGATATTCGAAGTTTAGTCAGCAATAATAATTATTACACATTTGATATTATTATGGATGATGATAATGCTGTATTTACATGTCAAGATTCGGCTACAGGGTTGCTTATCAGCAAAGAATCGATACAATTACCAATAACCGGGCAACGACTTATAAGTCAAACACAAATTTCTGCTCAAGCACGAGTGTATAATACAGGATCTGCGCCGGCAACTGCTCCACAAATGCTATTGACTGACATTATAGTAGTTCAATTAGATATGCAATCTAATAAACCGTATGCAGATGCAATGTCTTTAAATGATAGGTCGGCGTGGGAAAACCCGTTCACTGGTGCTCAGTTAGCAACATGGACTAACTCTGCAGAACCAGCCTCGGCAACATTATCAAACACCGCTGCAGGTTATACCACACTTGGTGGTAAATTCCAGTTTGCCGCAGTTGCTGGTGCCGCAACAGACTATGCACTATTTGGTTTTACGGTACCTACACCGGCTACACTGGTAGTTACCGGTATTGATATTGAATGTTGGAATACAGTTACTGCTGTAGCAACCACTCCTACACTATTAACATGGGCGCTTGGGTTTGGATCAACTGCGGTATCTCTTGCTACAGCAGGTATAGTAAGAGTACCAATTGGTGCCCAGTCATTCCCAGTTGGTGCAGCAGTTGGCGCCAAAGCAGAAAGAATTTCTAGAAATTTTAGAACACCTATTAGTGTTGGTGCCGGCAGATTTTTACATGTCATTTTGCGCATGCCAGTCGGAACTGCTACAGCAACTGAAGTTTTTGCAGGAATGGTAAACATTGAAGGGTACTTTGAGTAATGCAAGTTAATTTAACCGGCGGTCCCTGTGGCGGTATAACTGTAACTATACCTGATGATGTTGTTGAATTTGCAATCGACATCGATTCAGTACCAGTGTACTTGAATTCCGGTCAATTTATCGGACTCGATAAAAATTATTCTGGGCAAAAATATCAATCAACTGAAATTGATATTTTTGTGAATAAGAGATTATCCCTTTGGGAAGATATTAAATTTAAGAGAGATCACCTTCAGGCCAATGGAGTTAAGGTGGGTAATTATTGGTTTCATAGCGATACATCATCGAGGATACAACAACTTGGGTTAGTAATGATGGGTGCCAATATTCCGCAAGGGCTTATGTGGAAAACTATGTCGGGTGAATTAGTGTTAATGACACAAACTTTGGCAGGACAAATATTCATGGCACAAGCCGCGCATGACATGGAATTGTTTGCAATAGCTGAAAATAAAAGAAAAGAAATGATGTTGGTACAGGACCCAACATCATTTGATTACGAAAGTGGGTGGCCAGAAACATTTATAGGGTAGATATCATGATTAAACCAATTGCTAATGTTCTTTCATACTTTGCTAAATTAATTGGTAAAATTCATTGGTCTCCTACAACTGTCCTGTCCGAAACGGAGTGTAATACAATAAAGGAATTGCTAATTCCCAACTATTATATTATTCTTACACGAAGAAATAATCATTTATCAACCTATGCAATAGCAGTGGGTAACTTTTTTCTTACCGGTAAATTTAGTTACTGGTCACATGTATTGATGAATACAGAAGACGAAGTTAACGATAAGAAAGATTTTAGATTAATAGAAGCAATCGGCACTGGAATACAATTTAGTCCATTTGATAAAGTTTTCGATGTGCAAAGTGTTGCAATTCTAAAACCAAGGCATATCCAAGCATGGCAATGGACAGCTATCTTAGATAAAGCAAAGACGGAACTAGGTAAGCCATACGATACATTATTTGATCTTAAGTCCGATTCGGCCCTAAGCTGTGTAGAATTAGTTAGAAATGCACTAATGGCTGAGGATGATTATGAAATTAATTTTGCTAACTTCGAAGCAATGATTGCTAAGAATAAGAATCTAACACCCGAAATGTTTTATAACTGCCCGGATTTTGAAGTTATATACGAAATTAGACACTAGGTTGCAAATGTTGACTTAAGATAATCTTTATCTTGTCAATTGCTTTGTTATTACAGAAACTTATCTTGGCACCTTGATGCATTGGTTTGGGCCAGATACCCAGATCAATCCAACAATAGCCACAACTCTCTTGGTTTAGTTCGGGGATAAATTCCTCTTCGACTACCGAAACAAAACTATAGTATTTGAAATGTTTATCCTTGCTTTGATATACATCAAATGGATAAATTCTTTCAATATCGGGTACAAATCCCATTTCCTCTGTTAGTTCTCTTAAGAGAGCATCCTTAGGTTGTTCCCCATCTTCCACCATGCCGCCCCACAACGACCAACACATTGAATGTGTCTTATGAGGAGCTCTGAGATTTAATAAAACTCTGTTTGTTTTTGTAGAAACGAATATAGTACCTATACCTGATTTATTCGTAGACGTTGATTGTAGTTCCATCTGGTGCCTGAATTATGTTATCAATTCTCCAGTAACCAGGTGAAAATACACCATAGTATGTGTACGACCAATTTACTCCGTCGAACATATATTGAGAACTGTTTTCATTATTTATAACATAATTGTTACCGGTAGAATTTCTAGAATCAAATATAACAACCCATGTTGTGCCATTGTATTCTATAATATCATTTGGGTAAGCTACAATAGAAGAACCCCAGGGACTTGTTGAAACACCTGGTGGGATTGCAGGTTCTTCTCCTGTACTCTCCTTAGAAGTTAGTAAATACCTTTGGCCAGCAATTGCAGCAGGTAACCCATTTCCGGGTGTTACTTCTGTAGGATCTATAATTCCTGCAATAGGCAGAATTGTATTTGCCGGTAGTGTATCGGCATCGACAGTAAAAATCAAGACGTTTTGTCTCAGTGGATCTTGAGCGATTCCGCCTATAACATCAGAATCGCTGACATCTATGTTAGGGTCTAATTTTAGCCTAATTTTGGTGATATTAGGGCTTATTTGCCCATATTTTTGTATGAGCTTTTGCCAGCTAACCTCCGGATCAACATTGCCGTAAGGGTTGAGTAATGTAATTTCATCAACGCCATTAGCACGCGAAACATTAATCCTATAATTGCCTTCTGTGGTTATAATTTGTATAGGAATACCATCAAAACATGTGCGGAAAGCATCATAATCACCGTCAAGTGTAGCTTCAATTGCACTAACATCTGCCACAGTGAAAACATTGGAAACAATCTCGGCAATGAGTCCACTCTTTTTAACCTTAGCAGGAGGGTTGATCCAGATAGGTACTTTAAACTTCCAACTCATAACATCACGTTCCATCTCTCCACCTTGTGGAATAGAGCGGTTAGTCCATGTAAAATCTTCTTTCCATACTTCAAAAATGCTTGTCCAGTCGAATAGATTGCTGTTCTGCTGAAGCTGTATTGATGGATTAAATATCATTCCAATCTGTTCAAAAAGTTGCATCTTGTTTAGAGTATTGGTTGTCCAGCAATCAAGCTTAATATACATATCATACGGTACAGGCATGTACCTATCAACATCATATCTTACACCTGGCTTAGAATTATAAGTTTCTGTCAGTTTATCGTATTCTCTTTCCACTGATGAGATTTTTCCCACAAATTGAGAATCTTGTCTACGATTAGGTGCCATATTGATACTGTCAATATATGCACTAAACATAGGTACAGGTAGTAAAGTATTTTCACTACCACCCTTGACTATTTGTGCCACTACCCAGGATGGATCTCCGTAAACAATAGGTACTCTTGAAATAGTATAAAGACCATTGGCATCTGGACCGTTTCTAACTTTTATATCAGAAAAGATCCTCATAAATTGCAATAGATAACGACGGCACTGAGAATCATAGAAAAAATCCATAATTAGAAACCTTAAATAAATTATATAACTATTTATCATTTCTGGATAAATACTTTTATGATATACAGGTAAGGATATTAAAAATGTATACAGGACCAGACCCGCAGTCAATAAATGTGAATTATCTATCACATACCTACGATTTAATTACATGCTTAGTAAGTGGAGAACAAAAACGAATAATACAAGATAGATATTTGCAGAAATTTGGATATACAAAAGAAGCCTATCTTTCTAAATTTCCGTTGGCACCACTGAAGTCTTTGGCAGCTTCGGCATCGTATAGGCGTGCAGCAACCACCGATCAGGGAAGAGAACAAAGGTCTGCTTCTATGAAGAATTTAAATTTAAATAATAAAGAATTTCAAAGTGCTAGACAAAAAAGTTGTAAAGAATTCTGGGATTCTGATCGCAGCAATGAAGTAAAAAATGCTTCATCTGAAAGAGCAAAGAATCAACATAAAACAACAAATTTAGATGATTGTGTAAGAAATTATTTTACAACAAAATATATAGGATCACTTGACCAAAAAAACAGGTCATTTCGTGCAATAAATTACAATCCGGGGAGTAGACCCGATGTCAAACAAAAAATTAAAGAAACTTATGTTAAAAATAGCGAATTAGGTTTGCACAATAAAGAAACTAAATTTAAGAAGAAAAAATTTGAAGGTACAAATTTAATATATCAATCATCTTATGAATTAGATTTTTTAGAATTCTGTAAGGAAAATAATATATTGCATAGAATTAAAAATGCACCTTGTTTGTCTGCAGATTATTATCCTTATAATTTTTATGCACCTGATTATATTTTAGATGATATATATATTATTGAGATAAAATCTTGGTATATAGAAAATTTACAAGAAAAACAGTGTCCGGGTATATTAAAGTTGAAAGAACAGTTGGTAATGGATAAAGGGTATAAATTTTTATACATAAAAGATAAGGACTATACATCTTTATCTTTTTAGTTAGGCTTTGTTTTAGCCCTGTCATCGGCTATCTTAGAGCGTTCAGCTTCGGTAGCAGTAACATCGATCTTTCGTTGTGCATACAGGTCGACTTTCTCTCGAACAACCTGTGATATAGCTTGTTTTTCCGGAATAACAGTTCCGTCCTGTAACACTGTATCTTTATTGTTATCGATAAATGTATCTAGTACACGGTTGTATGCTGTCCAATTCTTCAAAACATTCACCTCGATAAGTTTAAAGCAGTTGCCCTGCTTTTGGAACAATCTTTCAGGATAATAATCAAGTCTTAGGTAATATTGTCCGTCAGTCATTCCCGGAGGGAATGCTATGCCTGCACCTACTAATGGCCCGCCGTTAGGTGGTTCTCCATCACCACTGAAGTAGTTACTTCCTACAATGGGGTAACCTGTTTCGGGATCGATATAAATGTACAAATTAGCACTTTCGAAGAACTTTGGATCAAAGAATGCATTCTTTTCAGCCTCGGCAACAATGCCATCTGAGATACCTATAATTTTGCAGAACAAATCTAAACTACCTTTTATGTCGGGAACACAACCTATGCCCGGGTTTCCGTCAGGACTTGATGTTTCGACAAATCCTGGTGGCATTATTCCTATACCTTGACCAACTCCGCCAGCAGTTTGACCAGTGGCTGCTTGATCGATAATCTCTTTAAATTCGGGCGATGAAGAAATTAATTTTGCTCTTACTAACCAGATATGAGGAAACCATTTTTGTCCATATCCACCGGCTGCCCACAGTGCATCCTGCACTACATAATATCTATTTATACCCACGGCATTGTCGAAAATTGGCACATCTCTCATGCTAGGGAATTCTAAAACATCTCCTGCAATAAGTTTTCTTCCTAGTGCATCTACCATGTCATTATAATGAAATTGTATCCTAATTACATCAGAACTTAAGAAGATGCCAAACTGAGATAAGTCGTAATTCACATCTTGTGGAACGTGATGTCCCCTTAGTTCGATAACATTTGGGTTATATTTTCTTGCTGTGTTCTCTAAGAATAGAATATCTTGAATAGATGTTAAGGAAGTATCTGTGCTACCCTCGGAATCAATTGTTGGGCCTTCGTACATATGTGCAAGAATACCATCGCCTGCTATCCTAAAGTTTTCACCTATAGCGCGATCTATGTAATTGAAATCTGATCCTTTAACGGGGTTCCAGAGTGAAATTCTTGGCATATTAACTCTCCATTTACACTATTTATCAATAATTCTGTTTATTTTTTTTACTCGGAATCAGCAATCTTCTTGACAATCTATTTATATAGTGCTACATTACGTACATGTTTTGTATTATTATGGTGAGCAGTAAATAAGAGCGCAAACAACCACAGGTTGACACCTAACTAATAGTGCATTAAAATTGCAGATGATAAATAAAGTTGCAGCGACATATATCCGTCTCTAAGAAGATAACATGAATGACTTGACGGGTTAATATAACGTGTTAAACTAGCTGTAAGTTTGTAGAGATGATAAATAGATTTGTGTAAATGAAAGTTTGCACACCCTTGGCTTAACTTGGAATTTTTGAATTTAAAAATGTTGAACTTTAAACAAAACGTTGATACCAAAGAGGCACTTGCTTCTTGTGGGCATCGCATTGGATATTGGACAAACACAAATTCCGCGACAGGCTTAAATAGTATTGAACAAGACCCGATGCGTTTGGCTTCCTTCTATAAGGACACTGGTTACTGAAAACAACCAGCAAATTTATAAAAGGAAGCCGCTAGGAAACTAAGCGGCTTTTTTAATGGACCAAACATGGTTTGGTTCCGTTGGTTAGTGTAGAATAGTGTGAAGATCAGGTAACGAGTACCTGGCCCTGCACTTTAAACATGGGGCAAAAGGGCGTACTGTGGGCATAAACGCACGGCGATAACGTGTTAGTCAGAACCAGTATATTAAAGAACACTTAGAATGAAGTCATCACAATAATGATATACTATAGTGTTCTTTAATATAAGCATTGATCCTTATGAACTGAAATGGTGTGGACAGTGCTTTAAAATGATAAATATTGCTTATTAATCTAAGGATTTCATGGCAAATTATAAGCAAACAACTGTTACAGGCGAATCATATATTAGAAGCTATCGTGTTATAGTTGAAAATCAAAAAGGTGCTGTGCCTTCTGCAACATTTCTTGAAGAAGAATTAGTTACAATTAATGGAACTGAACGTAAATCACATGTCGATCAGGCTACACTGTATTTTAATCCAACTGATACTTTCCCTTTAATTAATCCGTTGACTGGTGATTTACTTGGAAAGACAGCGACACACCTTGATCTACAGATTTTATTGTATAGTTTGTATATGGATGCTGCTTTAAAGAGAGATGCAAGGGTTGCAGCAGAAAAAATTGCCGAAGAGCGCAGAATTGCGGAAGCTGCTGCCGCTGCTGCCGCAGAGGCTGCAAGAATAGCTAGTGAAGAAGCATTGGCTGCTGAACAGGCCGAACAAGTTAGGTTAGCTCAAGAGGAACTTTCTGCACAAGAGGCAGCAAATGCTAAGGCTGCCGCGGATGCTAGGGCTGCCGCAGAAGCAGCTCAAGCTGCCGCAGATGCTGCCGCGGCAGCTATAAAAGCAGCGGAAGAAGCTGCTGGTCGAGCTGCCGCAGAAGCGCAAGCTCAGCAAAACCCTTAAAAATTTGGATGCGCGGTTGACGTTGGAGTGTCACTGCCGGCTGTAACCCGGTTGCCGCAAGGCTTAGTAAGTTCGAATCTTACCGTATCCACCATTATATAAAAAGGGGACAGTAACGGGTTACGGAGATGCCTTGCAAGTATCTTGTCTAGAAGGGTTCGACTCCCTCGGTCTCCACCAGAATTTGGGCTGTTAGTATAGGGGGAATTACATCGGCTTTGCACGTCGAGAATAAGAGTTCGAGTCTCTTACGGTCCACCACTATTTTAGTTAGTATAAACGTATAAAGGCATAGCCACTAAGGGATACTACCTCTCTACTAACTTTATTTCGGAGAAGATGCGCTAAGGTAGCGCAGTTATTCTGTAAAAGAATATGTACCACAATCATTAAAATAATTGGTTCGATTCCAATCTTCTCCATCTTTTTGTGAATGCAACATGGCGTCCGTTGGCCACAATGTTAACAGCGGACATTCGCAATTTTATTCACCGTGAAGAAAGTACATACCTGGGGGCCCACCGTTGCGGGGCTATAACCAACAGGACCTTATGTGTGGTAAAAATCCATAGCAACAACAAATTTTGCCGATATCGCATTCTGGGAGTGCAACCGCCTGTCTAGCGGATTCAGGAGGATTCGATTTCCTTTATCGGCGCCAAACACAGAGAGATACTACGAAGTAATTCTATAGGGTATCTCACTGGCTTGCTAAGTATCAGTGACTTAGAATCATGTCTACGATGCAAGCACCTTTTTAAAGAGTACCTGCTGCAAATAAAAATTTTCTTTGGATGAAAAAACCTGTGTACTCTGTTTTATGCTCCGTTAGTTTATTTGGTAAAATAATGGTTTTGTAGTCCATCGAGGTGCGTTCAAATCGTACACGGAGCACCAATTTTTTAGAGTAATGATAGTATAAAAAGCAACTGAAAGCCTCTACGATGCATTATTCAGTTTAGTTACCGTATAGCTGAATAGACTCTGACTCTATTTCTACTGACTAAACAACTTATTTCTCCGATTCGCCTAACCTGGTTATGGCAGCACGTTTGGGGCGTGACACAATGAGAGTTCGAATCCCTCATCGGAGACCAATTTAAAAGTATAAAAAGTAACATTGGGTGTTACAATTTCACTACCTTTTTTCTCCGCGAAGCGTTACGGTAGCGTACTAGGCCTGGAACTTAGTGGCGGTGGTTCAACTCCACCCGCGGTGACCAATTTAATTGCCGCGTAACTCAGAGGAAGAGTAGCGTCTTGATAAGGCGAAAGTCGACATTTCGAAACTGTCCGTGGCAACCAAATAAATAACTCATGCATGATTTAATCGAATTTATCGCTGAGAAAAATAAATTTCCAATATTTATATTGTCCTCACCTCGCTCGGGTGGCGCGGTATTAATGGATTATATAGCTTTTATGTATCCGCATCTAGAAATATTTAACGAACCCGATCGATCAAAGTTAGAGATGGATCGATTTATAAGATGCACAATGCATACCAATAATTATATTGTCAAGGCACAAGCATCTCGCATTTATTCCGATTCGGACAATATTGTTAGATATCCAGACGAAATTAAGAGAAGATTGACAAATGATCCTGATGTATTTAGAATATCAACAACTAGGGGCAATTTAATATTGCAGATAGCTAGTTATTATATAGCTGATATAAGAAAAATATGGAGTTACAATGCTTCATCGGCAATGAAAACTAAAATAAAAGAAATTAAAATAGATACTAAATTAATTGATAGCGCAATAGCATCTGTTAGATATTCTTTATCCTATAAATGTCCTGAAGTTGATTATACAATTTCGTACGAAGAGATACAGAACAAATACATAACCGGCAACATGTTAAGGACACCATATCCACTTAATTATGCAGAGTTGTTATCATTTATTAGGGATAGATACAAAACATTACATGGTACATAAGTTATGGAATTAATTGGTTGGCTAGGTAGTATAATGCTTGCATTGTGTGCAGTTCCACTTGCCTGGCAATCATTTAGACAGAAACATTCAAACGGTATCTCAAATATGTTTCTAGCATTATGGTTAGCAGGAGAATTGTTAACATTTGCATATGTGTTTCCTAAGCAAGACTATCCGTTACTTTTCAATTACGGATTGAATATTGTTTGCTTACTTGTTGTTATTAGATATAAGTTTACACACCGTTCCACTTTTGGTGAGGTGACCAGCCCTTCAAGCTGAGAAGATGGGTTCGATTCCCATACGGTGTACCATTTTCTGGATTCCTAAGGTAATATACTCGTACAGACTGGTTAGTAACCTATGGAGCACGAGTGGGGTCGTTCGAATCGACTCAAATCCACCATTACGGGGGCATAGATGAATAAAGCCGAAAGCGCCTTGACGGGTACATCTTTACCTCCACCATATACCGTTCATAAATAATTGGTAATATATCAGGCTCCAAACTTGAGTAATGTAGGTTCGAATCCTATGCGGTATGCCATTTACGGGCCGAACTAAGGTTTATGTATAAAATCATACCTTGTGGTTCAAATCCACAATAAGGTCCACCATTTTCGGTACCATCGGCATTACGGCCACTTGGTTTAAAAACATCAGGTGCTGGGTATGCTAGAATGAAAGGTGTAATACAAAATAATTTGCAACATAAGTTTGAACACGAATACATAACATGGGTCTGTAACTCAACAGGCAAGAGTCCGGTCTCTTAAACCGCGAGATCCCAGTTCGAGGCTGGGCAGACCCACCAGAATTATGAGTCTACCCTAATTACTATGGTATATATTAGGCCGGCTCTCCATTTTTGCCGGCCTACAATCTCTAATATTATATTCGCAGCTGGCACAATTTTCGAGCCCGACTCTACTAGTTATTTGAGTAGCCAAGGGATTGATAGATCTTCAATAAGCATAGCATAAATTAAATGCGCCTGAGTTTGTGGCCCCCTGTGGCATCTGCAGGAGATACCGGGTTCAATGCAAGGAACGGTTGCTTTCCTAGAAGATTATTTTTATTAACGCCGTTTTAGTGTAGGGGTAGCACAACTAAAAAGGTCACTCTGAAAAGAGTGCGTTCAGCAATCTACTATCCATGTCAAGGAGTAGGGCGGAGTTCGATTCTCCGGAACGGCGCCAAATTGATTATTAAATCAATAGACCTAACAAATAAGATTGTATAAAATAGCATTTTTACACAGAAAGGCACACATGAAGAACTATATCGGCATTAGCAGAGATCACAGTGCATCCATGCGCGGTATCGCACTTGCAGCAGGTCGTGATTACAACGATAATATTGCGTCTATCCAGGAAGGTTCTGATGAACACGGCATTGACACTATTGTTAGCGTGGTTAAATGCGGTGTCGGTAGAACTGCAACAGTTGAACGTGAAGTTGTAAATTCAAATGTTTCCAAGCTGAAGCCGATTAGTGATGGCATGTATATTGCTGATGGTAATGGCACTCCGCTATTTGATAGTGTCGGTGATTTAATCGAACAGTTTGAAACGGTTCCCGATGCAAACGATCCCGATGTTTCATTTGTAGTAATGGTTATTACAGACGGAGGTGAAAATTCCTCAAGAAAGTGGTCTGGTGATTCTATTAGTCGCAAGATAAAGCAATTGGCACTTACCGACCGTTGGTCTTTTACTTTCCGTGTTCCGCGTGGACACAAAGGTTATCTTACTCGTTATGGCATCCCATCCGGTAATATCCTCGAGTGGGATCAGACAGAATCCGGTGTGAAACAAGCCTCCATTGCTACACGAGCAGCAGTGAAAAACTTCTATGCAGCACGTTCAGCTGGTGTGAAGAGCACTGATAAGTTCTACGCCGATTTGAGCGAAACCACTATCAAAGATGTTAAGGCAGCTTTGGTTGATATTTCGAAGCAAGTCGATGTGTACGTTGTTGATAAGAATAATGATGGCGTGCAGATTAAGGACTTTGTACAGGCGCAGGGTGTTAACTTTACAAAGGGTTGTGCATTCTATGAATTGAGCAAGACTGAAACTGTGCAGGACTATAAGCAAATTGCCATCCGTGACAAGATCACAGGTGCTGTTTATAGTGGATTTGCTGCACGTGATATGCTGGGTCTTCCGCACCACGGTGAGGTAAAACTTGCACCCGGGCAACATGGCCAGTATAATATCTTTGTTCAATCGACATCGGTTAACCGAAAGTTGGTTGCAGGTACTAATGTGATGATCTGGGTAACAACCTAATTATCACTAAATAGCTGGAGTGTCTTAATTATATACTCCAGCCTTACGTCAAGGAAGTCAGATATCCTTGTTAAAGAAAACTGGCAGAAATATTGCGGGTTGTTTGTGGAATACGTTTAGCCTTCCAAGCTGAAAGATGCAGGTTCGAACCCTGTAGCCCGCTCCATAAGAAAGTTAATATGTTTGGATTCTTTAAAAAAAATACCTGGAGATTGGTAAAGATATTTAAGGAAGATAAAAATACTCCTTATGTTTACCATATTCACCTATTCGAAAATGCTAATGGTAAGCGCAAGGCAGAATATCGGGTCGACGGTAATCCCTACAATATTAACAGGCCCGGCGGGTATCTTAAAAGGACTGATTTATATCAAATGCAAATTTACAGATGGTTGCAAGGTCGTTACGATCCCGATATCCCATCATATTCAAATGTGCCCGAGGATGATACAGCAGTAGCATTAAGAGGACACATTTAAATAAAATAATACCCGATTAGCTCAATTGATAGAGCGCTTGCCCGATTAGCGAGTGGTTGTAGGTTTGACTCCTACATTGGGTACCAAAAATTCCGTAGAACCCGAGCAAGGTGCATGGGCGGGACTGTTAATCCCTGGTTAGAGTGGTTCGATTCCACTGTGCGGAGCCAATTTAAAATACGCCAAAGTGGCAATAGAAGTGGTACCGTTCTTTTATTGCATGACGTAAAATCAAAGGAACGGTACAAAAATTTTCCATCTTCGTATTCTTGGTGAGTACCCTCGGCTGTTAACCGAAAGAGGTTGGTTCGAAACCAACAGATGGAGCCAAACATTATATTGATATTTCCCTCATTAGGGATAGGGGCACCGGGCGCTTTGAACCGATGGAAAAGAACCCCTCCTTTTAGATCACTCTTTATGATATAAATAATAGATGACTATATCTCCATTTTATAAATTAGCGTTAATGAGTTACAGTGAAGTGCTTTTATTAAATCGCATTTCATCTTTACTTTCGGATAATTCTGTAGTTGTAGAAGTTGGATGCTTTATGGGCGGAAGTGCATCAGTTATAGCACACCTAAATAATTCAGTATCAGTGCATTCATTTGATTTATTTGAAGATGATACATGGTTATCTTATAGAGGCCCCGAACAGTATAAGTTATTTTCACAATTGCTAAAAACAGATATGCCGGAAAGATCAATTGATAATGTGCGTAAGATTATACCTTACACTAATATTCATTTGCATAAGGGTAAAAGCCCGGATGATTTTTTAAACTGGGATACACCGATAGACATGTATTTTGAAGACAGTCTGCATGAGAATCCATCGCTGAGTAATAATATTAAATTTTGGGAACCCAAAATTAAAAACGGTGGATATTTATTAATGCATGATTGTAGACCATTTTTACCTGCAAATCATTATCATCGTTTTATTGATGTAGAATTTGAGTGTGATAAATTATTAAATAATGGCTATAAGAAAGTAGCACATGTAGGTGCTCTTATAGTTTTACAAAAATGAATTTTGCAGGACAATTAAAATTTATTGAAGATCTAAGTACGACATCTCAATTCATGTCCCTTAGGGATTGTGTATTGTCACTTGATTGGCAAAATCAACAGAATTTATATGGGATAGATGATCCGGCATTTAAAGATTCGGGGGTAATTCAGTTCAACTTTAGTAAGTTGATGTGTCATATTAGACAACCTGATTTATATGAAAAAATAATTAACGATGTAATAGATATTGCTATGCCCGTTATATCACAGATTAAAGCTTTACTGCCAAGGCATAGTGTGTTAAAATCACACTTTGTATTGCTTAATCCGGGCGGAAAGCAAGTCCCGCATATTGATAATATGTATTATCATTCTTATTGCAAAAGATTAGTTATTCCAATTACTAGTAATAGTGAGTGCCGGACTTATATAAACAATTTAGGGTTTAATTTATCTATAGGACATCTATATGAGATAAATAATAAAGTAGAGCACTATAGTGAAAATTTAGGAAATAGTGTTAGGACATATATGTTTGTGGATATGTATGATACCGGAATAGCATATATATTAAATAGACATTATAAATTTGGGTCGGTAGTGTAATGGCAGCATCGCGGTCTCCAAAACCGTCAGTCAAGGTTCGAGTCCTTGTCGGCCCGCCAAATTTGCAACTTTAGCTGATGTGGTCATAGCGGTGGTCTGAAGAACCATTGAAACAGGTCCGATTCCTGTAGGTTGCACCAAAAATTAAAAAGGGAAATTATGAAAGTATTTAAGAAATTAGTTTTGGCGTTATCGTTTGTTGCATGTGCAGTATCTGCAAATGCAACCACAACCACAAGTTTAGGAACACTGCCATCAAACACACCAGTTGTTTTTAGTTCTGTGGTACAGCCCGCAGGCCCATTTATTGATATGTATTCATTTACAACAACAAAAAAGAGCGATCTTTCTGTTAGTATAATCAATACAAAAGTTCCTGTGTTGTTCGATACAATGTTCATGGCGGGTGGATTATTTTCTAACCCTGATGGTATTTTATTTAACAGTGATGATTCTTTACTAGATGGTGAAGTTAATATCGGAAATAAATTAGATTTTTCAGTGAAGAATGCCAATGCCGGATCATATTATTTTGGTCTGTTTGGTATTACAACAGGTATGCTAGGTGGAATTTACTCGGGTGCGGTTGTTTCTAGCCCAGTGTCTCCAGTACCGGAAGCATCTTCGGCAGCTATGATGCTTGCCGGATTATTTGCAATGTTTCTTATTGCAGGTAGGGCAGTTAGAAGCAGATAAGAATATAGCGGGGATTCAGGGATCGGTAAGTCTCATAAGCTCAACCTAGAAGTTTCGAATACTTCCTCCGCATCCAGTTTTATATGTTAGTAGTGTATTGGTAACACACCTAATAGTTCCATCAGATGATGCGGCCTAAGTCTGTGTTGCCTTTATAGAGTTTTTGCCCATGTAGTGCAATTGGTAGGAGACAGCACGTTTAGACCGTGAACAGTGTCGGTTCGAATCCGACCGTGGGTACCAGTTTTGACTAGCCCGAAAGGGTTGAGGATTAGTTATATGAGCTATTTGGTATAATGCATTTGTACCGATGGCAAGCGGGATCTTTATTGATAAGCTGCAACTTACAATATAAAGTATAACCTAGTTAAAAAGTTTTAAAGGATGATTTCGGCAAACATATTTTCTGCAGCCAAAACCTTTGCAGGCCAGCCCGCTGGGGGCGCGTCGTGGGTTCGAGTCCCGGCTTAGACGCAACATCCTGATTTATTTTTGTAATTTTACAGCTTTTCCTTTCTTTATCCATTGGTATATTGTCTGCTCAGTTACAGAGAATTTATTTGCGGCTATCTTTATTGAGTTATATTCTATTCCGTCTATAGATACTTTAATAGATCGGTGCTGATTTCCTATATTACATTCAGAGACGCGTTTTATAAAATTTGCTGTCTTAGGTAATGTATTTAGAAATATAAGATGATTATTTGGTCTATAACCACCGTCTGTTCCGTTTTCGTGACAAAGATTAGCCCAATCAGATGATTCGACAATATTTTCTGATTTAGAAAAATTTATTGCTGCTTCTTTACATTCTTCCTTATTTGTATAATAGCCAATAATTTTGGTTGTTATATCGCATCCGTGCTTTTCTAAATGCCTTAACCAATAAGTGCCAGAGCCTTTATACTTGTAAGGATCGTTTACTGTTTTTCCAAAATATTTAAGCCCTGTTTGGTTATGTATTTTGATATATAGATATGTAGGTTTAAATAGCATGTAATATTTATCGACTATTGTACATGAAAATGTGCAGCGAAGGTTTGTTTCAGCAATATTATATTCTTTCTGTAAAAAAGGAGGGCCGGGTTCGAGTCCCGGAGACGGATTTGGTCACCGTTTTAGTGTAGTGGTAGCACGTATATGCAAACCTGTTTTTATTTTATTATAATGTTTTACAAATGATAAATACTATATAATAATAGGGTTCGATCATGAAATATTGTCCGAAGTGTAACACAAAACATAGCAAGCATGGAACATTTTGTTCCATGAAATGTGCAAATTCTCGCGGACCACGTTCAAATGATACAAAAGAAAAACAAAGCATAGCCAATAAGAAGTATGCAGATAATAATGCCGAGTTGATAAAACAAAGATCAATTGCGGGCGCAGCAACAAGAAAAGAAAAATATCCCGCAGCACTTCGTAGTCTATGCAGTATATGTAACAAAATATTAGATACAAAAAATAAATCCGGCTTGTGTAAAAAACACTTTGAAGAATCTACACAAAAGGACGAATATATTGCAAGGCGAAAGAAATATGCTCGTTTGCAGGTGCATAACAAATGGACAAATAGTAGTGTTTGGTTATTATCATCTTTAGAGATTAAGTTTTATAATAAACTTACTGAAGAAAATATAAAGTGGATAAAACCGCACTATGTTTCGTATATAACTAGTGATGGTAAATCACACAGATATTTTCCAGATTTTTACTTACCAGATTTAGATTTGTATGTAGAGACAAAAGGCTATTTTTGGCCATCAGATAAAGTAAAAATGGATTTAGTTAAAAAACAAAACCCGTTGTTGAAGATAGATATGGTATTTGAAAATACCATAAAAGATTATGCGGCGCTTAGTGGAGAGGTTACCACACCTGTCTGTGAAACAGGTAAGAACGGATCGTTACCGTAGCAGACCGCCCAACTTTAGATTGTTTAGTTTAGAATAGAACACGGTAGAAGCCGCTTTTTATGCTGGTCTCCGATACGTAGAGTAGTGCCCTACAACAATCACCAAATACCGCCGAATGCCCGAATGGTAAGGGAGCAGTCTGCAAAACTGATGTTCGTGAGTTCGATTCTCACTTCGGCGTCCAAAATTCGTTACACTTTAATTCCGGTCACTGTGGTGGCTATGGCGAACGGTAGGGGAAATTAGCATAATGATTATGTCCCGGCACCATCTTGGGCATAATTGAAATCGAAAGATTCATTACCTGTCAACCTTATGAATGGGAAGTAAGGGTAGGAAGCTAATAATTAAAGTGACTTATTAAGATAAATAGTTGATGAAATTATCTCAACTAACCGAAAAAAGTTATTACAAAAAGGGACATGATTGCAAAACACCGGGTTCGATATATTCTACAAAAATTAGTGGAAAAACAATTTCGGTTAAAGTTGAATTACCTTTTGAGACAAATCTAACAAAAGATAAAAGTGAAAAAATGGAAGCCGAGTTGCACTACGCAATCGAAAAAGTTTTATCAAAATTGTTTGAGTAATATATGAAATTATATGAACTATTGAACGAAGCAATTAGTCTTACACACCTAAGACAACCGTTGATTGACGCAATCAACGAACAGTTGCTCTATTGCACCACCCAAATGGGTTATAGAGAAAACTAATTACAGATGATGTAAGAGAGAAAGCAACAAAAGAAGGTTCCCTTAGCCATATTATCAAAGTAATAAATCCTGTTTTGTTTGAGATGATGAAGCAGTTGGTAGCACTTGCTATACAGGATACTATTGTAAAAGATACAAATATTCCTTGCAGTGTTGAATTTCAAAAATTAAAGACAAGCGGTCATGCCTCCGGTTTAGACATTGTTATTAATTCTGATGTAATACAATCCTTAGCCGAAGATATGCTTGAAAAAGTTTATCAGATAACAATTGATTCATTAGATTCTGAAGAAAATTTAGTTCCAACATTTTTTAAAATATGCAGGACTACAGGTGAATATATAACGCGCCGCGGGCTTGATAGGGATGTAGAGCGCAATGTTGAGAATTTGGTAAGTGTTGTAATACATGAGTTAGTTCATGTGGTGCAACATAATCAACAATATAAGAAAGGTAAGACTTCAACTGAATATAGAAGTTACCTTTCTAAAAACAATAAAGATTTTTATTCTTCAATAAATAAAATTCATAATTCAGAACATAACGATAAAGATTATCGTTTATATAGAGGTAGCCCACAGGAGATTGCTGCATTTGCACATGAAGCTGCATTAAAATTTATTAGATATATTGATTTAGAATACATCGATGTAGAATATATTAAAGATCTTAAAAAAGATTTACCTCGTGAACTTGAATATTACATTGAACGCATGTTTAATGACCCTAAGAACGCGGATGAATACAAAGTATTTAAAAGATTTAACAAATTAATGTATCAGGAAGTTGTAAGATACATTGAACATATTGAAAAGAAAAAGGCCCAAGTAGCGCAATAGGTAGGAGGCACCGGTTTCAAACACCGTACAGTGTGGGTTCGAATCCCACCTTGGGTACCAAATTTGATTTATAGACATAACGGAACTCGGTACATGGATACCTGATCAGTGGGCCCTGCAACACTGTGGGTGGCAAAGCCATGCTCTCTCACTAAATCATTTAAAATCTGCTATTAACTGCTATGACAATAGCAGGGCAGGGTCTATGTCGTCAGCTCAGGTTAATGGTCAAAATTCTGCCGATAAATAGCCTAATAACACGGTGTAAGTCCAAACCCGTGCAAGCGGGGTTAGGTGGCGTTGACATAGATTTTTATTTGGGGTGAAATGGTAAGTATAGTGGGTTCGATTCCCTCGGGGTCCATCACAAAGTATTTTTGTAGTCTAATGGTAAGATATGTGACATCTCAGACACGATGCAAGTTCGATCCTTGCTAAAAATACTTTGTAACGGGCCAAAGTTGGACTGCTCCTAGGGCGCTTGACGGGTTCGATTCCCGCACACTCCACCAAATTCGTGATCAGTGATAAATTCGACACTAGGCGCATTATGCCGAACAAGTCCTGGAGGTTGACAGTGATGTTGAATAACATTACAATTGCAGAACGGGCCGTAAATAGTTGAAGAATTGTAATTAATTATCATTCCAGACTAGACTTACATCCAGCTCGCGACTGGTGCGGTCCACCAGTTTGATAAATAAGTATAACGCCTGGTTGGTCCGAGAGGTTAGGTGCCATCCTTACAAGATGGATTATGCTGGTTCGAGTCCAGCACCAGGTACCAGAATTTGATGTCGCCACAGTTGATTGTTACTACAATGGCAAAACAATCCGTCAGATAGATTATGGAGTGCAGAAGTGCTGGGCACTACGCGGCTTTGAACACCGTTCCACTTGTGATGAGCAGGTGATAGTTCGATTCTATTGCGCTCCGCCCTTGAGTTCGCGCCCAGGCGTCGAACTGTATAAATACATAAGAATAACAGCTAATGGCACTTATGTTTTATTTAATATATAAAATTACAAATATTATCAACAACAAAATTTATGTAGGTTCCCATAAAACTAAAAATAAAGATGATAATTATATGGGATCTGGAAAATATCTTAATCGTGCAATAAATAAACATGGTATAGAAAATTTTACAAAAGAGATTTTATTTGTATTTGATAATGCAAAAGAAATGTATGATAAAGAAGCAGAGATAGTTGATGATAATTTCCTTGCAGAAAAGAATACATATAATTTAAAGCGTGGCGGGTTTGGTGGATTTGATTATATAAACGGGACAGGGCTTCAATATAGGCGAGCATTTACTCCTGAAGATGTAAAAAAGTCCGTGGCGATTAACAGTTTAAAAACACCCGAAGAATGGTCTATTATACAGAAAGCAAGAACAGCAAAATACACCAAAGATCAGCTTCGATTATGGAATAAAAATGCACGTCAGAGAGCGTTGCACGATGATGTAAAAGCAAAAAGAAAAGAATCTCTTGCAAAAATAAATCATCAACAGGGCTCTTCTAATTCTCAATTTGGTACATGTTGGATAACAAGGACTGGTATAAATAAAAAGATACAATTAGCCAGTCTTAATGAATATATAGCTGATAATTGGGTGAGAGGTAGAAGTAAATTTAGATAGATTTTGGAAGGTAGATGTGCTGGGCACTAAGCACCTTGGAAAGGTGTTCGCTCCAGAGATGGGGCACAGTTCGATTCTGTTACCTTCCTCCGGTTTTAGGGCAGGCCCGATTGAAGCGGGCATATACGTTGCTAGGTTAATAAAATGTTGGTTCGAATCCACACACGTTGCTTCAACTGTTCTAAAGGTTTTATATGAAGACTAAAGGCGATCGTTTAGATATTAAGAATAAGTTTAGGTTGCGTCGCAGATTTCATTGGGGTCAGGATTTATTTAATGATCAAAATGATAAAAGTTATCTTGTTGCAGATACACCAAAACCATGCAGTTGTTTTCTGTGCGGAAATCCACGAAAATACAATAACAAACGAACAATTAAAGAAATAAGCTTTGATGAGATATCAAAGCTTGATAAATAGAAATATGCGGGATTAATTCAGTGGTAGAATGCTTCGTTGCCAACGAAACTGTCATCGGTTCGAATCCGATATCCCGCTCCAGATATGGTAGATGACACCGCGGTCTTACTATTTTCATGAGATAGTAAATCTACCACCATTTTGAAGATGCCCCCGGACAAGGGACGGCTAAGGTGATTATGTTTCGGGGTAATGATCCAAAACCTTGCTTACAGCAAACTTCCCGCCCTATGAGGCAGGTCCCGGTTAGAATCTTCATTTAATTTTAAAGAGTGCCTACTGCAAACCACATAATTTGACTTTCAATCAATCAAACTAAAAAACTGTGCATTCTGACTTATTTTTAAAGTATGTGTTCCGCAAATATAATGACTCATGGTCGTGCCAAAAAAACACATGCTGATTTATGGTAATGTAGCATTAAGATAATGCACCACCTTCATACGGTGTTTTAAGTAGGTTTGATTCCTATCATTACCACCAGTTTTAACTCTCATCCAATGGATTTGGCGGCCAGTCTTCGAAACTAGCTTGCGAAAGTTCGAATCTTTCATGAGGGTCCAGATATATCACTATCGTCTAACGGTTTAGGACGCTACCCTCTCAAGGTGGAAATACGGGCTCGACTCCCGTTAGTGATTCCAGAAGAACATGAGCTGGTAGGTAACCATGGAAAATATCCCTACCCAGAATTTATTCCCTCATGAAATGAATGTCGGCAATGGCTTTGAACCATTTGCAGGTAGGTTTGATTCCTACTGGGGGTGCCATAAATATAAAATGTCTGATAATAAATGTTTAATGCCTTTTACTGGATCTGTTGTTATAGATTTGAGTAATAATACCACAACTCCGTGTTGCGTTATTCCACCTATGAAATTTGATCCCACCGAAGGTGTAGTCACAAAAGAATTAATTGACTTAAGAAAAACCATAATTCAAAACAAACGACATGAATTGTGTGTAAAATCTGGTTGTTGGAAAATTGACGACGAAGGTGGCCCGTCATTACGGCGGCGATATAATTCATATGCAGAACCTGTAAATTTTGATTCATTTGATGTAAATTCGAAACCGCAAAAAGTTACGGTTGTATTTTCAAATAAGTGTCAGATGATGTGTATGTATTGTGGGCCAAATCAATCGTCCACCTGGGAGAATAATCTTAAGATACCTATTATTCAGCAAAAACCTAAGAAGATTTCATTATCCGATTTGGTTGATGTAGATAATTTAGCTGAAATATTAATTTCAGGTGGCGAGCCAATGCTCGATGAAGATTGTATTTCATTTTTAATGAATTTGAAATATTCTCCTAAACGATCTCTGATATTAATAACTAATCTTTCATATGGCCCTGCTGTATTTTCAAAGTTGTTGTCTATAATTGAAAAACATCCCAATATTTCAATTGGGTGCAGCCTAGATTCTTTGAATTCAGAAAAATATAGAAAATATATTAATATGGAATTATGGTTTAAGAATTTTGAAGTATTAGCTAAGAATTTGCAATCTCGCAGAAAAATATACCCCAATGCATGGCTTGAGGTTAAATCGGTTTTAGGTATATTCAACTATAAAGACATACAGAAATTAATAGAGTATGTATTAGATTTCAGATTAAATAAAAAGTACGGAATAACTTTTAGCATTAATCCGATTGTCCAGGGGTTGACAGGATGTATACAATCAGGTATAGTTGACGATACACGTATAGTATTGTCTGAAACATATACCAAGGTACTTTCTAAATGGGAAATTATGCAAATAGAAAGTACAAACAAGTTTCTAGATTCAGTAGTTTATGATCCCGGATTAGAACAAAAACTGAATGAGTTTTTAAAGACATATTAAATTTGCACCTATCGTCTAATCGGCCAGGACGCTAGCCTTTCACGCTGGAAAACGGAGTTCGAATCTCCGTAGGTGTACCAATTTTATTCCCTTGTGGCTTAATGGGAATAATGCTAAAAAATATTAAAATTGGGGATTGGTGTAGTGGTAACATAGTAGCCTCTGAAGCTGACGCCGACAGTTCGATTCTGTCATCCCTTGCCATTAGATAAGGAATGCTATGTTAAGTATTAAAGATATGATCAAAGACGGTAAGAAAGTATACTTTATGTTCTATCGTAAAGGCGAACTTTGGTACAAGACTGAAGATAATTTTGAATTTCCTGTACCTGTTAGTGATACCGGGGATGGTACATTTCTAAATGAAGATCGTGCCATAATGTTCATGCGATATATACGTAAGCACTACGCTATGGTAGTAGCCGAAAAAGTGGCCAGCATATGAATTTAAGAAAACTTACACCAGAGATATTTTATATTACTTTTCCAAATCGGAAAGAACTTACCTTTACAATGTGCAGAGTTGAGGAATATTATGAAGCGGCAAGCGATAATCTCCGTGGTAAGGTTTTTACTTGGCCTGAATTTATTGATGAATTTACTTCAAACGAAGGGCATCTAGATTACTTTCACAGCTGGTCTGGATTTAATGTACCGGGTGCAACATTCAATTCTTGGGCAACTAAGTTTAAAGACATGTCATCACGTGAATTGGCTTTGATAAAATTGGTCATGTCTTCAATTACAAATTTCAATTCTCGTTACTATGTTATTGCAACAGTCGAAGGCGATAATACAGTTGAGGACCATGAGATTGCTCATGCACTGTATTATGTGGATGAAGAATATAAAGCTAAGATGGATACATTAAATAGTACACTCGACGACGATGTAAGGTTGCTTTTAACGACAAATTTTGCTAAACTAGGTTATTCAAGTACGGTATACGAAGACGAGTTGCAGGCATTTTTAGCTACATCGAAGTTTGAGTATATAAATGCAAGATTTGGAATGACAGAGGATATGTACGATAGAGTAACCCCTAATTATCGTGCTGTATTTTCTAGTCACAATTAATATGGAAGAGTGGCGAAATGGTAGCCGCAAGAGTTTGCTAAACTCTCGTTTGAAAAGGCGTGCAGGTTCAAGTCCTGTCTCTTCCGCCAAGGTATTTGGTACATGGAATTTTGTTGTTGGCTATTTATTAGCAACAATAATTTCCTTGATTTGTATGGGTTATGTTGTGTGGTTTATAAAGTTTATATTTTTTTAACCACGGTTGACACAGAGCGCTAGTTAAGTTAAACTAGCCACATAGCAAGTTGTTATAAGTTGTTGTACCAAGGATTACGCGATCCGAACATGGTGATACATAGTAATATGTGGAGTGTGTGCAACAACTTATAAAGAATTTGAAAAATGAATGATATATTTTATTCGATCGTATAATACATATATAAAAATTGGGTATTCTAACGACCCCGAATATAGAAAGAAATGTTTGCAGACAGGGAGTCCTGTTAAATTGCATTTGCAGGCAACTATGCCCGGGGAATTTAAGACAGAATCTGGTTTACATGAATTGTTTGCCCATTTAAGAACAGGCGGCGAATGGTTTAGATATACTGATGAGTTAAAATGGTTTATTAGGGCTGTAAAAGAAAATACAGTAGAACAGAACATAAAGAGTTTATACATGGAATCTCAAAAAATGAGATTACTTGATAAATCTAAAAAATTAGGGGTTAATCATAGATTAACCCGACAAATAAAGGGTGCTTAGACCCTGTGGCAGGTATGGTTCGCCCAGCCTGTTACAAAGAGGAAACTTCGTAAGGAGTAGATAGGACGGCTTTTCTATAAACCGTCGCCAGTAAAATGGAACGTTAAGCAAGCCTGCTCAACTGCGAAAGCAGTCCTTATCCGAGAACACCGGGTGAGGTAACATTGAAGCATGTGTAGTGGAAAGAACGTCAGCTCAAGCGCCGCAAGGTAACGCAAGTTGACGGAGAGAAACGGGTGGTGCCGTCCTCACTACAAAACCAACATGGCAGATGGTATGAGAAAGGGTAGCGTATTTGTCCGAGTCTTCGCAAGCAAGGGCTTATATGCAGTTTGAATGGTTTGTGGTAGCTGTCGAAAGGCGTAGCTAACATCGATCGTGAAAAACCACTAAGTAGTCGGGAGATGAAAGGTATGCGGCGTGTTGTATTGGGTAGTCCAAAAGATTATTCAGCAACTGAAGTAGCACGTCGTAGTAGATTGGTAGTAATACCGTTCATATGGTTATTTGAAACAAAAGCAAAGCCTACTTCGGTGATATTTGAAAGGCATCTAATACTTGAACCGCAAGGTAATCAAGTTCAGCAAAGTCCGCAAGGCTGCGCTGATTTATAATAGACGCTTCGGAACAGTTAGCAACTGTGAATTGCCCGCAAGGCAGACGGAGAAGAAGTTGTAGAATAGAATATCATGTCAAGTCAACCTGCCAGACTCAAAACGGCGATGTTGTTAGTGTACTTAGGTATTGCGAAAGCAAGCTTAAGTGGATATCGTAAGAAGTATTACTCGCAAGGTAATATAATAATGTACGAAGCACTAACGAAAAGGGTGTAATCTCAGCCCTTTTATATGAAAATGCATTTTATTTTATAAGTGTATTTCCATATAATCCGAATAAATACTTCAATATTTGGAGAATATAATGGCATCAACAAAAGTTACATTTGCACAAGATCATAGCTCGGAACCTAGTTCGGTATACGTCAGTTATGGTGATGAGCCAACAAGGCCCATGGCAATTGACGCTCTCTCCGATTATCCTAAGATTCATAAATTTGTATTTGATGAATGGGGAACAGTTCCGTTAAAGGAATACTTTGAGAAGCTGTTATCTGATACACGTGAAAATAAAAGAAATGGTTTTCCAGATGAAGCAGCTGAGGCGCTACTAATGTTGGCATTGGCTAATACAGCATATTTGGAAAAGATGGGATTTAACTTTGAGGATGATCCAGCATCTGCATTTGCAGTGACTAGCTGGAAATTACCTAAAAATTTTTAATTACGGGGTCGTAATTCAATGATAGAATAGTCGGCTTTTAACCGATCTACGAGGGTTTGATTCCCTCCGGCCCTACCATATAGTACATTACCCTGCCCAAAGGGTTGCAGACAGTGATTGGTAGGACTTGCTCGTTTTTATTAGGTTGGGTGTTCTCAGTTGGCCACCGATGCCAACTAATAATTGTAGTATATTGCGTTGGCGGTCGAGTTGGAGAGCGGCGGCAGACTGTAAATCTGTTCCCTTTGGGTGAGTAGGTTCGATTCCTACCTAACGCACCATAATTTTTAAAAGTTGAAGTAACTCAAGTTGAACCACGTGTTGTAAGTAGTTCTAAAAATTAAGAATAACACAAGAAATTAGTCAGATGGCTGATGATATACTCGACATACATGATTTGTTGCAGTTCCTATGATATTGTGTTATAATTATTTAGAGAGTTACTCTAAACGGTAAATTAGGTGAAATACAGAATTTAATATATAAATGTGTACCCTTCGGCGTTTAATTATCTAAACGTTGATAAACTAATTATTAACTCTTATGATATGGCCAGGTAGCAAAGCGGTCGAATGCACTTGCCTGCAAAGCAAGAAACTACCTACAGTATACATCGTTGGTTCGAATCCAACTCTGGCCTCCAAATGCGTGTTAATATGTAGCTATTACCGAAGGTGCACCTTCGGTTGCGTAGTATATCGTGAATGTCAGTAGGTTTGGTAAACGCATAGGCATATGCTATCCTGCATCATAGATTTGCAACATAATCCATGCCGGTGGTTGCAGATAATCTGACTGCATATTAACTTTTATTTTGCGGGTGTAGTGCAATAGGTAGGAGACAACGGATTTAAAATCCGTACAGTGTGGGTTCGAATCCCATCGCCCGTACCATTTTTTGAAATACTATCGACTATAGGTTAGGGAGTTAGGATAGCCTGCATATCTCGACTGCATTCGGGTGGCAAATATATCTAGTTTGGTTAGTCACCGAACGTAGTATTTCAAATTTAGTTTTAAAGAATCCGTCCTGCAAATTTAAAAATTCAACTGTTAATTGAAAAATAAGGATTCTGATTTTATTGGGGTATAGTTAAATGGTATAACCGCGGATTTTGATTCCGCTATTCTTAGTTCGATTCTAAGTACCCCTGCCATGATAAATAAAATATATCGCTTTCGTATAGTGGAGAATGCACTGGTCTACGAAACCGGGGACGCAGGTTCGATTCCTGCAAGCGGTACCAAAAATGAATGCCCTTAGTGTGTAATGCACTAAGGGCATTCTCATTTGTGTCAAGTAATTTTAACAAACATAAATACGATATGATTATACACAAAATTCACGGGCTCGATAATGAGTACGTGATTGATATTTTATCAACAGGATTAAGTAATGTTTCTGATTCTGATGTAGATAACTATTCACCATTAGCTGCTGCCTGTAATTCAAATTTATTTTATATATTGAAAGAGGGTAGGTATAGAGAGGGAAATGGTGCATATTATGTTGCCGAAGAGAATGGCAAATTTATAGCCAGCGCAGGATGGAACATGTATACTGAGGATACTGCTATTGTTTTATCTCGGGCGTATGTGGCTAAAGAGCATCGAACATCGTATGTAATGGGTCATGATTTAATGCCGTTATTGCTTGCTGATTGCGCTGCTGTGCCCAATGTATGGATCACATGTAATGAGAAAAATATAACTATATATAGGTGGTTTTTACGTGCTGCTAATGGCAAAAGAGGCACGTTTTTTAAGAATTGGCCCGATATTTATAGTAAATTTGTGCCAATTGGAAAGAAGATAATTTACTTCACTGAGCAATATGTGGTTGAGTTAGTAAAATGATAAAATGCGTTTACAAATTAAATGCACCACCGTTGGCTGATATTCTTAAGCCTGGTATTATTGATACTGAATTTCCAAATTCAAATACGTTTTTATATAGTGGTCACCGCGCAGTAGATTTTTTAAAACCAGAATATCTGAATTGGCATAATTTTTTATGGAATAGTATTGCATTATTCTACAAACCTAACGGGCATAGAGGGAATATTCACACTGATACTGTCATTGATGATAACCCGTGGGGAATAAATTGGATAATGGGCGGCCACGGAGTAATGGAATATTGGGATTCGTCGACAATAACAGGTAAGGTAGCTACTAAAGATATTAAAGATTATGCCATCTGCCAATATAATACTATTCAGCGTCCAGATGCTGTCTACAGCATGACCGAAGGTGCATATTTAGTAAATGGAGCACAACCACATAGGGCAACAGGATTTAAAAACAGGTATGCTTTTAGTTTAAGATGTATATCTAGGTTTAATATGAAATGGGATGATGTTGTAAAAGAATTCAGTGATATAATAATTGATTAACACTGCGAAATATGTTATACTTAAAGAAACGGAAATTATATGAATAAGAAATTGATTTGGTTTACAAATGCAGTTAACCAGATAAAAGGTAATAAGATTTTATCTACTGAGTCATTAGATGAAAACACTTTGTTAGCTACGTTAGAATTAGACTCACTTGATGTAGTTGAATTGCAAATGATGTACGAAGATGAATTTAATTATGTGTTAGGTGAGCCAACCTCACCAATTATTACTGTTGGTGATTTGCTAAGTCTTATCCCCGAAATATCTTGACAAATTTTACCTATAATAATCATTTAAAATATTCAATTGCTGATAGAGAATTCGGCTTCAGGCAGAGTGGCATTGAAAAATATAATGTATCCCTAGGCGCGATAGACCACAGTCATTTTAAATCTAGCAATTATGCAAATGAATTGTGTAGGACGGCTGATAGTGTATATAAAGAATTTGGAAAAGATTTTGTTGTATTTTTATCAGGTGGTACTGACAGTGAAATTGTCGTAAGAAATTTTATTGATATAGGAATTAAACCTCAATGTGTGGTAATAAAATTTGAAAACGATTACAACATTGGCGATGTGATTGAAGCACAAAATATAGCTAATGAGCTATCGTTGAATCTAAATGTTTTGGATTTTAGAATAAAAGATTTCTACTACTCAGGCGAAGCTGCTGAGTTCGGACAACAAATTCAATGTTCTCAGATTACCTATCTAATGGTATATAGAAATATATTAAAATTAGGTGTCCCGGCAGTGATGGGTGGGGAAGTTTTACTCACTCGCGGTATATCAAATTTTCAAACAAATTGGTATTATACCTTTCGTGAAAATGAAGATGCATCTGCTATGAGATTTTCTAATTTATATGATATTCCTCTGGTTAACGAATGGTTTTCATATACACCTGAACTTCTGTTATATTATTTGGAAGATATTGACATAGTAAAATTAGTTTCCGAAAAACTTAACTACAAGTTAAGTTCTGTTTCATCAAAAAATAAAATATTGAAGAGATTACAGCCCAACACACGAGAAAAAATAAAGACGCACGGATTTGAAAAATTACTTGCATTTAATTACGAATCATACAAGGGAATCGGTTCGTCACAGATAAAAAGGCTAGAACATAGCTTAGATGGTATACCTATACAACTTGCTATAGATATGCTGAGAGGTACACAATGATAGAATTATTAAATAATACACATATTGAAGCTATAAAGCCATTGTTTTATAAAAATTTATACATGGGAGTTGATCATAGAACTTCGTTTTTTATGGATAAAGATGCAGATTTTTTATCCATGGCATATAATAATTTCTGCGAAACATACCTAACTGATTTGCGTAATTATAAGGCATTTGGTTGTGTTGAAGCCGGTGTAGTAAAGGCATATATAGCATTCTATGAATCTGATGAAAGCCCGGAATGGTTTTGGACTCAAGTTCGAAGTGGATCGTCCGCCTGTTTACCTGAAATTTTAGATGATGTGATGACATATAATGAACAAAATGGCCGTTTGAAATTTTATTCCATGTTTAATCTAAAGTATGCAACAACGTTTAGACGGTTAGCATTTAGTAAGAAAAATTCTGACAGATATGGAATGTTTGATGAATACATAGTACCGGCTAAGACAAAGTGCAAATATGCCATGCATTGGCAAGTTCTATATAATAGAACACTTGTACCTGTTGATACAGTTGTAAGGTGTACATTTTTAAAACATGAATTTAGAAATATTCCTGTTGCAGGAGCACTATGAATTATAAATATTTTGCATGTGTGGTAGTGCCAATTGCATTGATGGGCATTACAGGCATATCATTAATGATATACACATCTGCATTTCAATGGTTATTTGCTACCTTAATTTGTTGGATATTATTATCGGGCCTAGGTATAGCTACCGGCTATCATCGAATATACAGTCATAATTGTTATGAATTAAAACC